TCTTTCCAACCCTAACTCTACGAATGTAGTAGTCATTGTGCCAAGCGTGAATACCTGATGATGTTCCAAGTGTTAAAGAGGTTGTACCCGCAGGTTTAACCGTAGTTGTTCTTGCCGACTTATTAATACCTAATAACCCCGCAACTCTTTCATTCTCAACTTTAACAATTTTAGCCCCCGCTTTCATATCTAAACCTAACACAGCTCCTGAACCAATGCCCGTCATTGATACACCGATAAGTGCGTCTTTTTCAGTTGTTCTTTGCCAAATTGGTCTAAGATAATGGAAGTTTGTGTATCCTGCTTGAAGTGTTCCAATGAACGTTGCAACCTTAATTCTTGATTCAAAATCTTCTTGATTAACAACATTTGAAACGTTCACTTCGCAAAGATTACAAAATTGGAATGGGCGAAGTGCAATCTCACAACAAGGATTAGTTCCCCAATCTTTATCGTTTGTAAAGTAGATTCCCGGTTCACCGGCTCCACTCGCCTCAATTCTTTTCCAAAGTTCCATAAAGTAATCTTTGGTAATCTTGTGTCTTACAAGTGCTGCCGAGTTGTTTGCTCTTCCTCTTTGTGGGTTAGTTTCCCACCAAGCCCCTGACTTACAACTAATCATTTCATCATCTGTTGCCGAGAATAAGGAGATAAGAGCTGCTCTGCGAATCCCACCTGCCAATACCGCATCAGCAATATGACAAACCATATCGTGAACCTCAATTGACCTTAACTTGTCCCCATCTTGTTTAGCATCTAAAATACCTTCAAGTTTAATCAAACACTCTTTAAGTGGTTGAGGACCTGGGGCTTTACCTCCTGATGTAACCAATCTCGCACCTTTTGCTCTGATGTCACTAAAATCAAACTCAATCTTTGAACCTCCGAAGAAGTATGATTTAACTAATACTTTAACCGCATCAGCCCATCCTTCAATTGAATCAGCAACCAACCATCTTCTTGTTCTTTCATTTGGTTTTCTAATTTCCGGTAAGAACTCTACGTGATGTTTTTGAACTGAATAACCAACACCCGTTCCACCTAACAATAAGAACATAATCTCTGAGAATACTCTCCAATCATCAACCGGAGCATACGCACAATTATAAATTCTGTTTGGTGAAATCTCAATTGGTTTTCCCGCAAACTGCATTGACCTCATAGATGGCAATACTTGCTTATTATAAACAAACTGATAATTGTCTCTTATCTCTTGTTCTAAATGGGGATACGATTTGATATGCATCTCCATGTTTCTTGTTACTAACTCGTACCAAGTTTCTCTTCTTTTTAACTCCGGCATGTACTTTGAATATTTCATGTGCACCGTTATTTCCGAGAGAATTCTGTTTGAAATTTCCATTTTAATTCTTTTTGTTTTTTATAAAAAATTGGTGATTTTAATATTAAATAGTGAGCCGCTTGGTTTGCGGCTCATAATTTGGTAAAAAAAATAAAGTTTTTTTGTGAAAAAGTAGATATTTAATTACTAAATATTTTGAGGATTTTGTTCTCTTTGTTTCCTTTTCTCCATCAATTCTTTAACTCTGTCTTTTTTTCTTTCTTCTTGTTGTTCTTCAAATCCTAAGAATGTTACTGAAGTATCTATATCTATTTCAAGTAATTCATTATTAAACTTACAATTCTCAAATACCACACCATCTTTACCCAATCTTGATTTTGTTATCGCAATTGTTGCCAAGTTCATTTCCTTTTGTTGTAAACTTTTAGCAATTGATATGATTACGTGACCGACTTGAGCTTTCTTGATTGACCCACCCATTTGGTCTGTCGTAACAACATCAGATGAGATTGAACTTCTATTGCCTTGTGTTGCCGTCCATCCAACCAAATCAAGTTCGTGACACATCGCCTCAAATCCTCTCATAACCGAACCTTCCGCTTTCCACTCATCTTTACTGGTTGATTCCGGTGTAACACAATCAATGTAGTCCAACATAATCAAATCAATCTTGTTTCCGTCAGCAATCATCTTTCTTACCATATTCTTTATTTGAGACATAGTGTAAGTGTCTGAAGCCAATTTCTGTAAAACCAACCTGTTATCCATTGAACTTTTAATCTCTTCAACTTTTGCAAGAACCGTTTCTTTGTGTTTGTTAAGATTATCCGGTTCAATTCCCGTCCATAAGGTAAAGTGTTTTCTTTGTACTATCTTTGGGTTGTCCTCAAAAAATATTTGTAAAACATTATATCCCAAGTTGTAAGCAGTATTTGCGATTTTGGTTAAGATAGTTGTTTTACCAACCCCCGTAGGAGCCAATATAACACCTATCTCACCCTTCGCAAGTCCACCCTTAAGTAGTTTATCAATACCGGGAATTCCCATAGGAATTGGATGTCTGTAATCCTCCTCAAGTACTGTATCAAGTCCTGAGAAGATATCAGTAATTCCCGTATCGGTTTGTCCCACTTGTAAGGCATCCCTAACCAACCCTTCAACTTTGTCGTAAGATTCAAAGTCACCTTCAGTAATTATTTTTTGAGCTTTCTCCATTGCTTTCTGCAACTCTTGTTGTTTACAGAATTTCAACGCTTTTTCTTGGACGAATAGTGTCCCTTCAAAAGGTGCGTCTTGTACTTGTTTTAGTGTATCCAAAACAATCTTCTGCACCAATTCTTGTGATATCTCTGACTTGACTAATTGTTCTAACGTATCAAATGAAGGTGTTGATTCGTACTTCTTATAATACTCTTTTGTAAGTTGGCTAATAATTTTGAAATACTTGTTGTCGAAATAGTTACCATCAAGGACATCAATTATAGTACTTGAAAAGTTCTTGTCTACAATTAACTGATTAAGTAATTGTATCTGAAATGTGTTCCCTAAATAGTCAAAATTTTTCTTCATAGTATTTGTTCGGGTAAACCCCTTTTAATGATAAATATCTTTTAAGCCAACTGATAATCCAAATATTCGTAAGATAATCTGTAATCTGAAAAGATGTCAGTGAATCCTCTCAAGATTTCTTTTAAGAATGGTCTTACGTCCACCGTATAACGAACTTTCGGTGGAAACAATTTTCCGTCAAAAATTCTGTGACAAATTGTCTGTTCTCCCAACTTAACATATAAGTTAAAATATTCCGCATCATCTGTATATGAAGTACTCATCACAGTTGGGTCATGCATTATCGCATCTTTGTTATCCATCATATAGATAACCGTTTTCATCTTCAAGTCATAACTAAGGATATCCTTAACATAATTAATGAAATCATACATTTCGTAAGAATTTCTTGCCTTTGGATTGAATCCTTTGACGTTAAAAAATCTTTGGACGATAATGTTGTCATTCAAAGTCAAAAGGAATTCAAGTTTTGTAATTTCCTGTTCTTTCATTTTTCTATTTTTTTGGTTAATTTTCTATTTTATATGGATAATAAAACACACAATTAATTCTAATTGAATCTATTTTATATCCTTCGGGTGAGAGTATCTCTGTTTTTTTTGTGAGATTAGTTGAGTAATAAACTCCTTCAACTAAAATACAATCGTTACCAATTCTCTTAAATGTTTTCATAACTTTCTTTTTTCCTTTCTTGTTAATTTTAAAAATGGTTTTAGGAAATTAATCCAAGCGTTGTCGTCTTTCGGCAAATACTTAAACAACCCGTCCTCCATCATCATCTTCATTAGATTTTTATACCCCCTATCCGTAGGGTCAATCTTTTCTTTATAAACTTCTTCTACTAATACTTTAGCCTCATCTGTAATTAATGGATTTCCCAAATCCACAATTTTTAAATTCGTATTGTAAAACTCTTCTCCAAGTATACCATTTTTTGATTCACCAGTCAAAATTTTACCAATAATTTTTGGAACTTTCTTTTCCTGCCCGATAATTCGTGCATTATCCAATATTTCGGTGATAGTGCACGATTTCTCCTGCAACATAGGAAATAACTTAACCAAAGTTTTTACACCAAGTCCATCAATACCGGATATATTATCCGACTTATCACCAACAAAAACTTTTGTTAATAACACATTTTGATGGGGAATATTAACTTTATCAAGTGATATCATATCACCTAATTTATAGTATTCTTTCTTAATAGGGTAGTAAATTTGGACTCTTTCTGATATGAGCTGTGTAAAGTCCTTATCTCCTGAGAATATGGTTATATTCTCATCTAATGCAATCTTACAATATTGCGCTATTAAATCGTCAGCCTCATTATGGGGAACTTCTAATTGTCTTACAAACACTTCTTCTAAATATTGTTTTACACGTCGTCTTTGGTGTAGGTAGGACTCCTCTTGGTCTTCACTCATCTCGTTTCTTCTTTGACCCTTATAGTTGGGGTATATCTCTTTTCTAACCGATGTGTTGGTCTCACTATCCCAACAAACAATTACTTTATCGTAGTTGTGTTCTTCTAAAAACTTCCGTATTGTATTAATGAAATGGTATATTCCTCCGATATGATTATTACCTGAGAATAAATCCCTAACCCCCTCATATCCGATTTTGTAGAGATTGTTTCCGTCAATTAAAAATGTTTTCACTTAACCATTTGTGTGGTGATAAAATATTGTTTCTAATTAAGTATAGTTGTTAGTTATAGGTAAGTCAATTTTATTTTTTTTCTTTACCATTTTCTTGAGTAGCATATTTAATACCCATAATTGTACCAACTATTGAAAAAGCGTTTGTTAAAAGGACACTAAACATATTACTCCAAGTTGAACCAATAATTTGCGTTTCCTTTCCCATCACAATTGCCATCCAGTAAAGAGAAGTCGTAACAAGTCCCACCCCTATAATCACCGCCAAAGCACATTTAACAATTATCTTTATCAACTCACTTTGACTCTTTTTCATAACCACATCCAAATCATTCAAAGCCGCATTCTTTTCTATTTCTATGGAATCTTTAAGCTTCTTTGAATTATCTAACTCTACTTTCAACTCCTTTGATAAAGTTTCTATTTTATTTTTACTAATAACATTTTCAGTTATATCAGTAGCAATTTTAATTACACTTGTAACATTTCCTTTACTATCTAAGATGGGATTATACGTTGATTGTAAATAAATACTACTACCATCAACTTTTTTTCTTTCAACCACACCTTCAAAAAACTTACCGTTTCTTAATGTGTCCCAAAATTTACCATAGTCATCTGACTTTGAATACTCGTAACTAACAAACATACTATGGTGCTTACCGATTACTTGATTTTTTTCATTGGATTTATATCCCATCGCTTGTAAGAATGGAGTGTTCGCATCTAGAATAAATCCATCAATATTAAAAGTAATCCTTGCAGTACTTCGGTTAATTGCTTCCAACTGTCTCTTACTATCTACAATTGCGGTAATGTCAGTAGCAACTTTCATTATTTTAGTAATCTTACCACTGTCATCAAAAATAGGATTGTATGTTGCTTGTAAGTTGATAAGAGTTCCGTCTTTTTTTCTTCTTTCAAATTCTCCTGAATAATACTTACCACTTCTTAAAATATCCCAAAACTTCTCGTATTCTGATGACTTTGCATAATCTTCGCAAATAAAAATACTATGATGTTTACCAATAAGTTCATTATATTCATCAACTTTATACCCCATCGCCAACAAAAAAATGTCATTTACACCCAAAATGGTGCCTCCCAAGTCAAAATAGATAATTGCATTACTTCTATTAATACCTTCAAGCCGGCTTAATAATTCTTCTTTAGATAAGTTTTTCATAGGTTGGTTTACTATAAATATTT